CGTCACGGATGACTTCTGCCGGCAGCACGCCAGACGGCTCTACACCAAAGCGCCGGAGTTGTACCCGCAGTTCTCCTCCCTCGGCACCAGCATAGAGAACTGGTATGTGGTAGATGGAAATCTCCTCCGCTATGTGAATGGAAAAAGGATATGAAAAAGGCTGTCCGAAAGAACAGCCTTTTCCAGACGCCCGCTGTATGTAAACTAAACATACTAAATTTCAATTCCATAATGGTTCGATTAATGAGCGTCTGCAAATGCTCTGTAGCATCTTTTGCAAAGATAAGAATATTTTAAAACAAGCCACATGAAAGCAATAAAAATTTCACCGGATAAAGAAGAAATGGAAAGCCACAGCAGTACTGTATCTTTCTACATACCTCAAGAAACGATTAAAGAACTTCCACGCACGGACGATGAAGACTGCCCGATAGGAGATTTTATCGCAGAGTGGGAAGGAAACCTCTACAAGATTCATCCGCTGGGAGCATTTCCACCGCAATATGGCGAGGGACTTACAGTCGTAGGC